CCGTCGTGTTGCTTTACATGAATACCCGCAACAAGAAAAATACCATGCTGAAGACCTAGGGCTTAAAGCAGAAACTGAACGATTAACCGTTTATTTAGTGGGCGCTAATTATGATTTAGAGCGTGACAAGCTGATGGCCGCTTTGAAAAAGCCCGGATCAGGTAAGCTTGTTCACCCTTACTTAGGCACCCTCAATATTCAAGTTCAAGATTTTGACTGGTCAATAACAACGCGTCGCGGTGGGTTTTGCGAATTCACGATTCAGTATATTAGGGCCGGAAAGATCACCCCACCCACTTCAACGTCTAATAAAGCGAAGCAGCTCACTGACGCTTCAGTAGCGGTTAATACTGCTATTGAAAACAGCTTTGTTTCTTCCTTTACCGTCGATGATACCGCCGCGTTTGTTGAAGAATCAGCCTTAGAAAAACTGGATGGGTTTGTTGATAGTATCAGGGCAATTAATGGTCAAATTGCTGGGTACCTTGAACCTATCGACACGGTTGCAGCGATTGTTGATGATTTTGGAAACGAGATAGCCAGCTTAATATTACAACCTGCAAATCTAGTTTCGTCATTGGTTAGTGTTGCTGCTTCTGCCTTCGGCGCGATTAACGATATTAAAGTCGCGTTTAAGGCGTATAACCATTTATTAGCAGGATTCGGTGATGATTTAGCCGCAGATATAGATAGTTCTTTTTCGGTTAATAGAGCGCAAGAGGCAATCAATAATGCGGCGCTTAATACTTTGATTGTGTCGGCGGCAACCGTTGCGGCTACCAATAGCATTGTGACGATACAGTCAGCTTCTAGCGCCTCTACCTCTTCAAGTGATAACGCTTTTGTTACCTTAGCTGAAGCCCAAAGTACCCGAGATAAGTTGCTCACAACCGTTGATTCATTGATTGATGCGGGCGCAACGGATGAAGCGTATTTTGCGTGGGCAGATTTACAAGCGAGCCTTGTTAAATATATTGCTGATATTGAGCCAAATCTGGCCGCATCAAATACGACAACATTGAATCAAAGTGTTCCCGCGTTAGTCATGGCATATAACCTTTACGGTGACGCAAATAGAGAGGCTGAGCTGGTCAACCGTAATAGCATAGCTAACCCAGTGTTTATGCCTGCAGGTGTTGAACTGGAGGTACTGTCATGAGTGATTTGCTTTACCTTTATGTGGACGGAAAGGTTCATTCCTATTGGACAGAGGCCACTATAGCCCGCTCAATTGAACGCGGTGCTCATTCATTTAATTTAACGCTAACAGATAGTTTTGAAGAAGCGTCTCAAACGTCTGCTCGAACAATAAAGACAGATCAAGCCGTTGAGATATTTATCAATAAAGAAAAGATCACCTCAGGTTATATCGATGATGTAAACCCTTCTTACAACGCTAAAACTCATACATTGAACGTGGTAGGTAGGAGTAAGGTATCCGATTTAATTGCTAGCACGACAGAAGGTAAGCAATTTAAAGCTGGCATGCGCTTAAGGCAAATTGCAAGTGCTTGCTGCTTGCCGTTTGGTATTGATGTGATTGTCGATCCCTCTGCATCAAGTGCAGCCAATGAGCCGATGAAAGCCGACCACATGCTAGACCTTGGACAGCCCATTTGGGAATTTTTAGAAGAGCTAGCACGAATCAAAGCGGTATTGCTTGTCTCAGATGAAAACGGAAACTTAGTCATTACTCGCGCGGGTTCAAGCTTGTCTGAAGTGGCACTTGAACTTGGTAAAAATATAAAAAGTGCGTCTGGTACATTTAGTAGCCGCAATCTTTTTAGTGAATATACCGTATGCGCACAACAGGCAAACAACCCGCTAGCGTTGCTTGATTCAAAGGCGAAAACCCAGCCAAAAGGCACGATTAAAGTGTTAACCAGCCGTCATAAACCTAGTGTCATAAGTTCAGATAATCCAACTGATTCAGCCGGGTGTAAAGCCCGTGCACTTTGGCAAAAAAATGTTTACGAAAGCAGAGCTGAAACTGTGGTTTATACGGTGCAAGGGTGGCGACAAAAACCGGGAGGCGCGTTATGGAACCCAAACTTGCTTGTCCCTGTAAAGGACGCGTTAATGGATTGGAACGATGAACGATTAATTGTTGAAACTCGCATTATGCTCGGTGAGAAAGGAAGCACCACCGAGCTTTTAGTGATGCCTAAAAATGCTTTTGACTTAATTGCTGAAGAAGAAAAAGCGAATGAAAGTTTGGGGTTTGTTCTATGAATTCACTTTTAAAGCTATTGCAAAGAAAGCTTCATCGTTTAGCAGGCCGAGCAACCATTGCCCGAGTGAAGTATGTAAATAATGTTCGTTACCTTCAGCTACAACAAGAAGGTGGGCAACCGCTGGATAATGTTGAGCACCTTGAGCCGTTTGGTTTTACGTCTCACCCATTAGCCAATGCAGAATCTGTTGTTCTAGCGTTTAACGGCAACGGTTCTCATAGCGTGGCTATTCTTGCGGGAGACCAACGCTATCGCCTCACCATAGAGGAAGGTGAAGCGGCTATTTATAACTACCATGGTGACAAGGTACACATTAAGAAAGATCGTTCAATAAGTGTTGAGGCTAAAACGAAAGTTGAGCTGGTTACACCACATACCCATATGACGGGTAAGTTAACGGTGGCTGAAACTATAGAATCGGTTGGCCAAATAAAAAGCGGCGCAAACATCATTGCCACAACGCATATTGACGTGGGAGGCAATATGACCGCGATCGGTATTGTTAAAGGTATTAGTTTGACTAACTCATCTGGTAGCGCATCGATGGCAAGTGATGGTGTTATGCAAGTGAAGGATGTTTTTGCTGAAGGCGTAAGCTTGTTGACCCATTACCACCTTGATGCTGAAGGCCGACCCGTGGAGACAGCGATATGATGCTTTCTATTGGTGTTAATCGTGACACTGACTTATTCGATTTATTGCCCGCTTCAGATGATAAAATTACTTGGTTAAATAACGCGATCAATATTTCTCTATTTACTGATGCCCTCGCGGATGATGACGATTCAATTCCAGACGGTACTAACGATAAACGCGGCTATTGGGGCGATATTGACTTAGAAGATGACCAAAGCTTAGGGAGTAAATTGTGGTTGCTAAAGCGTAGTAAGTTGACCCAAGAGACCCTTAATTTAATGTATGACTATATAACTGAAGCCATCGAATGGCTTGTCGAGGATGGGCATTTATTAGCGATTACGACAACGGTTGAGCGTGATGTCAGTAACAAAAACCAAGCGAACTTTTTATTAGATTGCCAGTTAACTTCTGGTGACTGGGTATCAATATTTCGTGGACATGAGGTGCAGCTAACATGACATATTCTCGTCCTGATAGAAAAACGTTACAAGCTCGAGTAACAGCGGACATAGAGCGCCATAGCGGGCAATCTGCGTCATCACGCGGTGATGTCTATTATCCGCTGGCTCAAGCCGTAGCGGGACTGGCCCATGGATTACACGGGCATTTAACCTATAACGCAGAACAGTTGTTCGATGATTCTTGTGATGATGAAAATTTACTTAGGCGCGCTGCCGAGCTTGGGGTTTATCGAACACAAGCTTATCGTGCCGCTGGCACGGCAACGATCATAGGGAATGATGGCGAGACATTACTTGCTGAGACACTACTACAAACAGACAGCGACGTTATTTATAGAACAACCCAAAGTGCAACCATTAGCGGCGGCTCAGCAACCATTGATATTAAGGCTATAAACGCAGGTGAAGCGGGTAACTTAAGCGCGGGTGAAACGTTACGCTTCATTGAGACCCAATTAGGTCTTGATTCAGAAGCAAGCGTGATTGCGTTGACTGGCGGTAGTGATATCGAAAGCATTGATAGAGTGCGAGAGCGCCTTTCAGAAAGGCGAAAAAGCCCAGTCATGGGCGGTAGTAAAGCAGATTATGTAAGCTGGACTCTAGCGGCTCATTCTGATGTGACTCGTGCGTGGAGTTACCCTAACGAAGCCGGACTAGGAACGGTAACCGTTAGATTTGTGACTGAAAAATTAAACACTGTGGTGGCAAGTAATACACACCTCACTGCGGTTAAAAATCATATCGATTCAGTTCGCCCTGCTAGTATGAAAGCGCTTTATGTCTATGCTGTTTCCCCTGAACCTTTAAATATAGAGTTTACACTTCTGTCTCCTAATACCAATGCGGTGAGAGCCGCCATAACAGCAGAACTGAAGGATTTATTTAGCCGTGAAGTTACTCCC